GCACGGCGGGCCGCAGGCCAAGGTTGCGGAGGATGACAGGCTGGGAAATCTGGTCTTCACACGACCATCGGTCCACCTCGGCGGTCCACGCTTCCCCGAGCGCCCGTACGCCCTCCGTGTGCCGGCGGGCGATAACAGTGGCGGCCCACAGCCCCCAGTGCTCCGGGTGCCCGGCCTCCCGGTACGCCGCGGCCTGCCCGGCGATCGGCTCACCGGCATACCGGGGCAGCGCGCCGGCCACTTCGGCTTCGGTGTAGATGCAGTCCCGGTCCGGGTGGCCGAACTGGGCGACCGGGTCCGCGAACGCCAGCGCGGCGGCGGCGAAGCGGGGTGAGGTGACCCGGATGGACCCGTCGATCCAGACAGACGCGGGGGCATCGGTGTATTCCCAGGGCCGGAACTTCGGGTGCTTCGCCGCCCGGACCGGTGGGACACCCGGCTGCGGCTCGTGCACGACGCGCCAGCCCAGCAGGGCACCCGGGCTGGACTCGTCGTCGGTGACGAGCACCCACTCGCAGTCCAGGCCTTCCTGGTGCAGGACAGGTTTGAGCAGGTCGTAGGCCCCATAGTTCGCTGTGATGATCGCCGCGTCAGCCACGCTCAAACATCCACACGTGCGAGGTTTCCTCCGGCTGCGGCCACTGCTCCGCGATCACCCATTCGCCGAACAGCGGCGGAATGTCGTCACGTTCGAAGTCTGTCCGGTGCCACTGGTTGCAGTGCACCGTCGGGATGACCGGCACCGACACGAAGATCGCCCGTGACGTGGTCCCCGCTAGCACCTTCGCGAGCCGGGCCGGGTCCTCCGCATGCTCCAGCGTCTCGAAACAGCAGGTCACGTCACACGGCTCCGGTTCCCACTCCGCGTCGTTGATATCGCAGCCGTGAAACACGCCCGGGAACCCCTCGTGGGGGACGCTGGTTTTGTCGTACCCCCGGTAGACACTGGCGTGCGGGAAGAATGTGGCACCGTACCCGATGCCGCACGCCACGTCATTGACCCGCTCGCCCGGTTCCGTCCACCCGGCCGCCCACTCGTAACGCCGCAGGTGCCCCTTGTAGCCTTCCCAGCCGCCAAGCGGGATTCGTTCCACCGGTCAGCCGTCCGGGCAGGCGATCGAGGCGAACCCGGTCGGCCCGCCATGCTCCACCCACCCGCGGCCGGACTCCGCGCAGAACGACGCGAGCGCCAGGGTCACCGGGAACGGCAGGTCCTCCCCGTCCACGTGGGCGAGGAGAGTGTCGTGCAGCAGCACCGTCCCACCGGGCTTCACGAGCGGCACGAACCGGCGCAGTTCGGTGAGGGTGTGCGCGTAGTGGTGGGACGTGTCGATGAACAGCACATCGAACTCGGTGGCCGGCAGTTCCAGGGTCAGGTCATCGCCCTGCACGAACGTCCACAGGTCACTGCCGGCCCAGTGCCGGGGCACGTCCGGCGGTGCCGTGTCCACCGACCACACATGACCGCCGGTCTTCTCGGCAGCAGCGAGGAACGCCGACGTCGAGTTCCCCGACCGCACCCCAAGCTCGAGCACCGCCACGTCCGGGTAGCGCAGCGCCGCCTCAAACATCCGCGGCATGCAGTACTGCACATCGGACCACCGGTCAGCACGGGCCGCGTACTCATCCATGAACGTCACGACAGCAGTCCTTTCACCGTCGCGACATCGGCAGCCATCTGGCCGGCCCGCCACTCCTGATAGGCCAGCCAGTCCGGATGGTTCACGGAGAACCCGCCCGCGTCCCCGTACGTGGCGTCGTGCCCGGCCTTGCCCGCGAGAGGGTGCAGGTGCTCGATGATCACGTCCAGGCGGTGCGCGAGGCATCCGGCACCCTCACCGAGGTCAAGCCAGGCATTGTCGACGCAGTAATGGCCCGCACCTGGAAGGCACATCCACCCGAGCGCGTCCACGATGTCCGCCGTCGCGACCGCAGCGGTCGGCAGGGACTGCTGCAGCAGGTCATCGCCGTACGCGATACCTGTCCCGCCTAGGCCGTCGATGCCGTCCAGGAGCATCGAATCCCAGCCATGAGTGCGCGGCACATGGTCATCGCCGAGGGACGCGAACGCCCGGTACTCCCCCGGAGGATCCAGGGCGACCCGGTTCGTCCACGCGCCCATGCTCCGCCGCTCGCCCTTGAGCCACCCGCCCCGGCCCGCCGCAGTGAGCGTGTCTGCTTCCGCGACAGCCTCCGTGAAGGCCGGGTCGTCGCTGTCGAACGCGAAGATCAGGTCCGTCTGCGCCGTGCATGTTTCCCGGACGGCCTCCACGAGACGCCGCACACTCGCCGGGCGGCCCCGTGACGGCGTGATGATCAGAAGGTCACGCAACGGCGGCCTCCTGCGGTCTGAACCAGTCCTCGGGGCACCTGCGCTCACGGATGTACGCTGGCCACGTCCCGTTCACGTCCACCGGGACGACCGGCAGGCCCCCACCGTCCTGGCTGGTCCGCCACCGTGTCCCGTCGCGGATCATGTCACCCTCAGCGGTCCCCAGCAACTCCGTGTGACACGTCGCCGTGTCCAGCTTGTCCCGCTGCCGCTCCGGCCCGCCGATCCACGAGAAATGCCAGCCACCGTCCTGGATGACCTGCCACTTGCCCCGCTGGTCCCGCAGCGCGGCGAGGCTGCCACCCTGCGCCCGCAGCCAGCCCACCTTCGCCGCGACACACGTGGGCGGCACACACTGATCCGGGACCATCCAGTCCACCGCGAACAGCGTGGTCCGCATCCGCGCCGAAACCACCACACCCGGGCCAGACCAGTCCATCAGCGCCGCGGAAGGGATCTCGTCGCAGTCTCCGATGATCACCGTGTCGCCGGGGTCCGCCCGGCCGTTGATGACGGGCCACGCGGCGTCACGCTGGGCATGCTCCCGGCCCCACGGCGGCACGTCAGGCAGGTCAGTGACCACGTGCTCGATCTGGTCCTGCCATGGCTCGAATGCCCCGGCGTCCCGTCCGTAGTAGAGCGGCTTCGGCACTCCGCGATGCGTCACCGGGGACTCGACGATGATGTGCCTGACATCCCAGTCCTGCGTGGCCTCCAGGCGGCACTGGAGCATGTCCAGCTCGTCGCGGAACATAATTGGCAGCCACACTGTCACGCGGGCGGTCCTCCTTCGCTACTCAGTCGCCGGGATTATTCCAGTTGCGGCCAGTGGCGATGTTCCAGATGGTGTTGGGATGCACCCCGAACTCGGTGGACAGAGCGAGCCGACCATTGAGCCCACGACTGCGCGGCGTGAAGCGGGCCTTGATCTCGGCAACCTGATCCGCGGTGAGCTTGGCCCTGTAGTGCAGTTCGCCGCCGTGGTCATACCGGCCATGGCAGCGTGAGCAGAGTTCCCGGTAGTCCTCACGATTCCGGGAGTACTCGCGACCATGGATCAGGGCGTAATGAGTCTTCCCATGCTTCCCGCAGATCTCGCAGATGCCCGTCTTGGGGAAGTTGGTCCGCAGGTGAAAGTGGACGGCCACGTATGTGTTGCTCGGTTCACGTTCCGGTCGCCCTGCACGAAGCTCACGCTTCCGCGCCGCCGTCCGCTCCCGCACGCAGAGCCTGCACTCTGAGACGCGCCCATCGACCATCTGCGGGTTCGTGTAGTACTCGTCCAGCGGCTTGTCTTCGCCACACTTCTTGCACACCTTGTGCGATAGTTGATCCATGATAGTCGCCTCTCCGACAGGCGGCCATCTAGGACGGTCCCGGCTGGCACCGGGGCCGTCCGCCGCCTTTACTTGTGTTCCCCCGATTCTACCAGAGGCTGCGGCGGGGGCACATATGGCAATGCCACGCTCTCACCCTTCCCTCCGGCAAGTTCTTGCAAAACCGGCTTCCAGTATTCATTGGTCACGAGGTCTGGTTCAAAGCTCATCGCGAAGTTCCGGGTCTTCGCCTTCTTCGCCTCGTACGCCGGGCCACGCTGGTACGCAGTTTCGTAGGCCTTGTATATGTCGCTTGTGTTTGGCTTGGTCCAAAATGCCCGATGCGTAGGGTTCCAGAATGGCTCCCCGGGCACAATCCACCCGGCCCCGGCGTTCTCCGTCATCGCCGACGCATCGGTGACGACCACTGGCACTTCGCAAGCTTGGGCTTCGATCAAAGGGATCCCGAAACCCTCACCGAGAGACGCGCCCGAGTACAGGTCCAGCGCCCGGTACCACGTCACCAGATGCTCCACCGGGATCTGCCCCGTCAGGTACGCATACTGGTCCACATACCTGACCGCGTGGCTGATCTCCAGGGCCTGAGCGAGGGCGTTCAGATCCAGGGCGCCCTGCTCCATCACCATGCCGTGGATCAGCAGCAGCGTGTCCGGGTACTTCCGGTTCAGCCGGGCGAAAGCAAACATCTGCTCCGCCATGCCCTTCCGGAAAGCGTCTTTATTCGCTGCGTTCATGCCAATCGTGAAACGGTCTTCGACCTGGAACACCTTGCGGGCGTCCTCGCGCGGCGGCAACTCCTTGCAGTACGCCGGATGCAAACCGTGGGGCACGAACTGGGGCTCGAAGCCCCGGTCACGGATACGCGACTCACCGAACCGCGACATCGCAATAGGCACCGCACCCGACTGCGACAGCGACACGCCGTCCAGCACCGACAGCGGGTCACAGTCCACCGGCAGCCAGTGCGCCACCGGCATCTGTGCCAGCAGCGACGGCTCCAGCACCCACACATCCATCAGGGTGAGAACCAGGTCCGCGCGCTCATGCCGGAAATGCTCCAGCAGAATCCCGGTACCGTACGCGTCGCCGACCGTCGAGCCGGGCAGCACCTTGATGCCATCCCAGTTCATCGGGCCGCCCTGGATGCCGTAGAACGCGGACACGACGATTTCGTGCCCGAGATCACGGAGCCGCGGCGCGAAGATATTTACTTGCTGCCCATACCCAGTATTCGCGTGGGGGGCATAAATTCGAGTGCATAATAATACGCACTCTAGACCACCTCATTCCGGCCGGGGGGAACCGGGAACATGCCAAATAGCCCGCAATCCAGGATTGGACTACGGGCTATTTGGCGAGACTTGGTTGCTTGGCTAGAGGCTCATCAGGTAGTTGACGCCGTACACCGTGTTGGCCTGCACCGCCGTCGGCACGCCCGCGCACCCGATCGTGAACCCCGTCGCCGACGCGGCCAGCACCGTCGGGTTGATCGTCCCCGCCGCCGCCGTCGTGGCCGCCACCGTGATGAACGGCACGCTCGGCAGCGTCGCGGAGAACGTCACCGTCACCTGCGAACCCGCCGTCGGCGCCGTCCCGGAACCGAAGTTCACGCCACCGCGGTACAGGGTCGAGCCCGCCACCACCGCCGGCGCGGCCGGGCCTGTGCCCGCGTTCAGGCCCGCAGCGACCGTGACCGTCGTCGAGTCCCACGGGGAGTACGCCCACACCGCCGTGGACGCGCCCGTCGCGTATGTGGCCTGGCCCTGCGCGCCGTTCCCGTAGGCGATTGCGCTCGGAACATCCGCCATGACAATTTCTCCTGCCTGCCGGGCATCCGGCGCGATGAGGTGGTGAAAGTTGGGGGGAACCCCGGCGTGCCGGGGCGCGACTAGGTAGCGTTCGCTACATCGGATGCTGTATCATTCAGTTATGGCAACTGACGACCAGCGCGACATCCTGCGCCGCCGTCTCCGCAGGTGGGGACAGCAGTACCGCATACGTGACCAACTGGTACAAGAGGCCCTGCGGGCAGGCCTCTTGGTCGAGGAAATCCATCACTCCACGGGGCTCGCGCGGACCACCATCGACCGGATCAAGGAGAAAGACTTCCCCCGGGTCGAGCTAAAGAGGAGAGACGAAAGGTGAGCGCCGAGCCAGTTTCCGTCTGGCAAGGTGAGATGCAGATGTCGGGCGTCACCCTGCATGTCCACGTCCTCAGCGACGGGACGCGGATCATCGAAGCCGACGACCTGAACGAACTGATGGCAGCGTGGGGGCGAGGCATCGCGCCTGACGAGGCCGAGGCCGCCGCCTTTGCCCGCTGGCAGCGAGGTGTAGACGATGCCTGAGCCGTACGGTGTCCAGTTGTCCCGTGCTCGGGGCTGGCGGATGCCCGAGGGCACGATCAAAGTGGACCGCTCCACCCGCTGGGGCAACATGTTCGGGATCGGCCGCCGGGTCATCTCACCCGGTGCCTACGGCTCGCTTGCATCCCCGTACCACGGCTGCCGGGCCGCCGGCACCTACGGCACCGGGCCGCGCGCTTACACGATCCGCAAGATCCGCGATGCCGCTGACGCGGTGGCACTGTTCGCCAGTTACGTCCGCCACGACCCGGCCGGCTGGCCACCGGAAGAGATCCGCTACGAACTGGGGGGCTGCCCCCTGGGCTGCTGGTGTCCGCTGGACGCGTCGTGTCACAGGAATGTACTGCTCGCGCTGGCCAACGGGTGGGACATGCCACCAGAACCCACCCGGTCAATCTTCGGGGAGTGGGCCGATGCCTGAGGGCCTCGTGCTCGCCGACCTGTCGGACGAGCGCCGCGCCGCGAAATCGTGGCTTCCCGATGATGACCGCGATGCCACTGCTGGCCGGGTGAAGCTTGACGCGTGGAGCAAGCCGTCCTGCTGGCGGCACGGCGCAATGAACCGAGTCGATCCCATCCGCCGCATTTACCGCTGCCAGGAGATGTACTGCGGCGTGGGTGCCGAACTTGTCGTGCTTGCGGACGTAGCTAGATGAGCCGGGTATCAATCCGCGGGGTGGTGTGGGGAGATGGCGACCCGCGAGCCGGCCGCCGGTATGACGAGTGGCGCCGGGCCCATCAGGGGAAGTACCGGTTCACCACCCGCCGTCACGCATGGTGGGCTATCGCCTGCATGTGCTGGCGCCGCAAACGGTTCGATGTGCACCTGACCCCGTACACGTGCCGCTGGACCAATGACCCGGCTGCGGACAGGCGGACCGGGGTACCACACCTGCATGTCGGGCACGGCAAGCTCCGCTGGCCACCGATCCAAGCGCTCTGGGAGTGGCACCGCACGCTCCGGGTCATGCGGAACAAGCTCGTGGTGTGGCCGGTACTGCCGGCTACGCCGCCGGTACCGGCTCTGGCAGAAAAGGAGATCCAGTGCCTGAGCGCTGGCGCAGCCCTGCCGCCCGGGAACTCTAACTTAGGAGGGAACGAACATGAAGACGATCACGATTACGTGCACATGGGAGAGCACCCACGAGATTGAGGTCCCCGACGACTTCGAGATGTCCGACAGCCGCCTGAGCGACTTCCCGCCGGAAGCCCTCGAAGAGATGAAGCCCACCACGGCAGAACTGGTCGACTGGGAGTAGCCGCACGTCAGACCGGTAAACCGAAATAAGATAGAGAGAACATTCAGACGGCCCCCGCAGGCGATAGCAGTCGCCTGGTAGCCGGGGGCCTCGCAGCTCTGTAGAGGAGAGCCACTGTGACCAAGCGTATCTGTGCGGAGCGGACCTGCCGCGACTGCGGTGTGGATATCGAGAATCTGCCGAAAGGCGTCCGGCGCTGCCTCGCCTGCGTCATGGGCATGATGCGGCAGGCGCAACTAGCTCCGCTTGAACCCTATCCGGGCCCGAACGCACCGTGGCTGTGCAGGTGCCTGCGGTGCGGTAACGAGGTCGCTCCACGCTTCGGAAATATCGCAGCGGGGGTTAGCCAGGGCTGTAAGCCGTGTGCGGCGGCAGGAACCGGGAACAGGTGCCGTGAGACCGAGGAGGCCGCAGTAGCGTCCATGCGTGCCGCAGGCTTTGAGCCGCTCGTGCCTTATCCCGGCACGGTTCTTATTCCATGGCCGAGCAGGTGCATGACATGCGGGGAGGAAACGTCTCCCAAGCTGAACAATGTGCGGACACGAGGGTGGTGCTGCAAGCATTGCTCTGGCCGCGCCCCTGATCCACGCGACCGGGTGGAAGTTATGCGGGCGGCCGGGCTGGAACCCATCGTGCCTTTTCCGGGACACGATGAGCCGTGGCCTGCGCTTTGTCAGCGGTGCGGGTGCGTGATAGATCCGTACTACTCGTCCATCCGGATGGGCCACGGATGCCGCTGGTGTAACTGGAAGACAGTCAGCCCAGATATCGCTGTCGCGGACATGCGTGCTGCGGGTTTCGAGCCCCTTGAGCCATACCCCGGCATGAAAGGCCGGTGGAGATGCCGTTGCATGAAATGCGGCGACGAGGTGGCACCTTGGTACATTTCAATCCGCTACTCGGGCGGGGGCTGCCGCTGGTGCCAGAAAGCAGGCTTCAGTTCAGCCGCTTCCGCGATCGTGTACCTCATCGTTCATCAAGATTACGCCGCAGCCAAGGTGGGCATCGGCCACTCCGTTGAGGGGCGGCTACACAAGCACCAAAGGCGGGGATGGGAGGCGCTCCTGGTCATGCACGTGACCGGCCCGGTGGCGATGGCTACCGAGGATGCCATCCTCGCTTGGTGGCGCAACGACCTAGGCCTGCTTCCCCATCTGGGTCCCGAGGAGATGCCCCAGACCGGCTGGACCGAGACTGTGGCCGTGGACGAGATCGACCTTGCGGAAACCATGCGCCGCATCAGGCGACTCGCGGCCTAACCCTTGTGGCTGCGCCCCGGAACAGAACATGTTCCGGGGCGCAGCCATTTTCAGGAATGGCGACTACGACCAGGTTCCAGAGGAACCGGAGCGGTCGGTCTTTTGGATCCCTTGCAGCAACGAGCAATAGAAAGGCGCGTTGACGACTAGGGCCATATAGGCAAACATGGAATAGCGGAATGACGCATCAATGGTCGGCCAAGATATGCTCAAATAATCTTGGACGGCGACCACCTCCACCACATTGCTGACGTTGCTCCACGCGAAAGGCATCGTGTAGCTCATCAGCAAGCAGGTACCTTGGGCCAGCCAGGGGTGGACCACCACGCGAACGACGCTCCGCGTGATCGGGTTCTGGAACTCCGAAACGGCCGCGCCCAACCTTACTCCGGGCACTTCCGACTGCTCAACGAACAACCGGTAATTGGTCGCCGAGCCCTGATTGACGATGTCCCCGGAAAGGCGGGACACGTCGGAGCCTTCGGCGATAATCTCAGCCGGGTCGGCCCTATAAGCTCCGTACGAATTCCCGGTGCCATCCCACAACTGCTGGAATGCATTGTTGAGGACGCTGGTTTTCAGGGTATCCCCGACTGAGCCATTGTAATAGCCCGCACCCCATCCAGTTGGGTAAATGGCCGAGCCACCAGAAGCGGCGTGGCCGGATAGGACGGACAGAAGACCCTCTTCGTCGTTGGCCGAGTACGTCCCGGTGTCGGACGAGGGAGGCTGGTTCCCGGAGACCGGGACGGCCCCCTGGAGGGTGAAGTACTCGCCGCCGACGTTGGTGGCCATCTGGTAGTACGTGCCGGCGGATGCGCCCTGAGTCACGTAGATGGTGTAGAACATCGCCCCGGCGACCGGGGAGATCTGGACGTCCACGACCTGGCCCGAGGACCAGGCGACGGACGCGCCGGAGCCCGCGGCGGTCTGCCCGAAGAACGTGCTGGCCGTCACCTTTACGTAGACGTTTGTGGTGATGCCGGTCAGCGCGGTCTCGCCGCTGTTCGCGGTGCGGGCGGTGATGGTCGGCGTGGCGGGGGTGGAGAGGGCGATGGAGGAGGCGTTGAGGTGCGATGCTTCCTCGTTGAGCATGAATTCTTGGAGGAGCAAAAGGTTCGCGAGGGCAGAAATATCCTCAAACCCCTGGCCCGAAAACTGGGCAAGCCAGGACAAGTTTTCCGAAAGGCCCCAAAAACGGTACGGAACATTGAGGTCAACGGCGTCCTGGGAACCCGTGCCGGGGAGGTTCAGCGGCCAGTTGACCGCGCTGCTCTGCCCGGCGATCGAGCCACCGGACTGCACCAGCTCAGGGATGCCGAGCCGCACGAACTGGCCACCCGACGGGCCCGTCTGGGAGCCGGAGATGCCGGTGATTACCTTGCGCCGGCGCACCGTACCCTGACCAGGCGTACGGGGGAGCTTGTTACGCAAAGGACTATAAACCGGATAAATCAGGCTCGACGGTGCTACCAGGTCGAACGGCACGAAACCGGACGAAAGGGGCGAGGAGAGCGTAATGCTCTTGCCCAGTTCGGCGGACAGTACCTGGTTCAGCTGGCCGACGAGGGCCTGCATCCCCTGGTTCTGCGGAGACGCCTGCATGAAGCCCGCGAACTGGCTCCCGAAGTCAGGGTTGATGCCCTTCAAAACGGTTTCCGGATCGTTGATGCCCTTCCGGATCGCGGACCGGAACGCGTCCTCCGCCTTCATGCTCTTGCGGAAGATCGCCTCGTCGTCACTCAGCGGCATGTTGCCACCGACGCGCGCATAGCCCGCGCCCTTCACGAGGGTGGGCATCTTGTCGCTCAGCATCAGGTCAGGGGACCGATGCCGTTCTGCGTCTGCGGTGGCGATCCACCGCGTATCCTGGCCGGTCTTCTCCAGGACGGAAGTCGCGGCTACGCCATAGGGGACAACCCCGGCGTCCGCGTTTTCTTCAGCCATACATGCCTCCGTGGGCATGAAAAAAGCCCCGCATTCTTGGGGGCCTTGAACGTGCGTGCGGATCAGGCGGGAGCGCCGGACACTGCCTGCTTGTACAGCAGTTCCTCGGCGCGCTCGCGGACCTTCGGGTCATCGGAACGCGTCTGCATTTCCAGGTACGCGTTGAACTCAGCCCGTTCCTTGGCGACCTGTTCGGCCTGCCGGTTGCGGGCTTCCTCGATGAGGGACCGTTTCTCCACGGGAGCGGCGGTTCCCTCGGCCGGCCGGCGTGCCATCTGGCCGCGCACGGGGGCCATGGCCGGGTCGGGCTGGCTGCCCAGTTCGTCCACCGTCTTGCGGAGGGTGGCGATCTGGTCGTTTAGTGGGCCGGTCGCGGCGGACACCTGTTCGGCGATCATGTTCTGGATCGCGGCGGGGTCAGCGCCGGTGGCGGCGATCTTGTCGCTGATGGTCTTCTCCAGTTGCTCTAGCCGCTTCCGCTCGGCCTTCCGGACGGCTTTGGCTGCCTGGCCGATGGCGGAGATGGCATCTCCGTCGCCGCTTTCCTTGCCGACATTCAGGCCACCCTGCGACGGGGGTGCGGACGTGCCGGGGGCATTGGTGGCGCCCATGCCGGGTGGCATCTGCGTGCGGGAGGGGGCCATCGGGCAGCAGCCAGCGAACGTGGCGGCGATGTGATCGTGCATGCTGCGCATCGCGGCCATCGCCATGTCTTTCTGGGACATGGTGTAGTACTGGTCCGCGCCGCCCCCGGCTGTGTTGTTCGGCCCGTGGTCGCCCGGAGATGGGGCGGCGTGGCCGGCGGTCAGCGCGCCCCGCTGGTAGTCCTCGGCCTTAGGTACGGCGGTGGACTTGGGGATGTTCGCGGTCCAGTCCCCAGCGGACTCAGCGGCGTGACTGGACGACAGGTAGGGGCGCTGGAACGAGCCGGGCCCAGGCATCGTCTTCGGTGAGATGTGCTCGGTCGGGTACATCTGCTGGAACGACTTGTGCAGCAGCGCCCGGCCGTCGTCGATCGCGGCGGGCTCGAAGGTACCCAGCACCTCGGCGGCCTTGACGAGCGCGGCGAGGTCCGCGGTGTCGGTCACGTCCCCGGCCTCGACCGCCTTGGTGGCGAGCCCCGCGAACCAGGTGCCGGCGTCACCGGCGGCGTCGGCGATGCCCTTCATCGCCGGGTATTCCTCGAGCACGTCGGCGCCGGAGTAGGCGGCGCAGAACGCGTCGTGGGCTCGCTTGACGGCGTACGGGGCGTCCTTCATGGTCAGCGACGAGACGGACACGGGGACCTTGTCGGCGGTCTTGTCCGGGTCGGTGCCGAGGCCAGCCTCCGGCTCCAGCTGCTCGATCGTGGACGTGCCGTCAGGCTCCCGGTGCGCGCCGACCGGCTCCACGCTTGAGGGGAGTGGCCGGGCGGACTTGGCGGCCTCTCCGTTCACCTGGGCGAGGATGTCGTCGGCCTGGTCCTGGGTGATCGCACCGGCCTTCAGGGCGACGTCGACGGCTGCGGTGGCGGCCATCTTCGCGGCCATCTTCGGCTTCATGAACCCCTTGCCTTTGCAGGCGGGGCACTTCATGTTGCCGTCCTTGATCGTCTTCTTGCCCTTGCAGGTGGGGCAGGGCTTCTTGCCGGGCGGCATGTCGCTGTCGCCGGAGTCGGCCTTGGATGCGGAGCCGTTGTTGTCGTCGAGCGGGTTCGCCGCGCCTATCTCCTTGGCGCGCCGGCGGATCAGCGCCTTCGCCTCAGACGCGTTGCCGTGACCGGACCGGGCGAGGTGGGCGGCGTTGTCTAGGTCTTCCTTGTTTTCGATCGGGTATGACCCGTCGCTCAAGGCGTGCCCGGCGGCGGCGGCTTTGCGGCGCTGCTCGGCGCTGAACTTCCGCTTGTAGACCGGCTCCTCGACCTCGGCGATGGCCTTGAAGATCTCATCGTCAGCCGGCGGGATCA